GTGCCATACGTTCTTGATTTCTAAACTAATACCGAATTCGCTTCTAAAAGATAATACCTTTGCCATATTATTTCACATCCTCCTTTATCATATTATCAAGTTCAATTGAAGCACTGAAGGGTATAGAGCTCTCCCATTTCATCAACCAGTCCTTGACCTTTTCTTTGAAGTCAACTATTTCAATCACTTCAGGTTCCTTATAATCAGGACTCAATTTAAGCATCTTCTTATAAGAGTCTTCAACTATCACTGGAGTATAACCAGGTGACACTTTTGACATTTCATAGGTGTTCGAAACAGGTACTGCATTTTCACCATGTTCCTTTTTAAACTCATTGTGAGCTTCAACTGCAATTGATTGTTTTGAAGGACTTGATGTATAAACATCACCTACAAACTTCACGTCAGCGGCTCCTATTTTAATCAGGTCGGCTGCTATCTTTGCAAGTCTTTCGGTTTTAGGGTCTAACCACATCTTAGATGCTAAGTACTGCAAGTTGAAATCTGATACTAACTTACGGTCTCTATCTAATTTAATTTCCTCTGGTTTGAAATCATATCCATAATGGTATGGTAAGTAGTCACAGATGAAAAGACCATTCACGTACACTTTATTTCTATATTCAGGGTCAAGTAATATTCGACCATGCGCAGTTTCGATGAAGTCATTGGTTCCGCTAAGATGTAAATTAGAGCGAACTATTTCTTCATACTCTTCAAGAGTGATTCCATCTACAACGATAGTGAGGTCATTATCAGGGACACTTGACCATGTAAATTTCTTGTTAATAAAGAACGTTAATATTTCAGCTCCGTATCTACGAGAATTTACGAATCGCGGCTCCCATACTTCTTTTGCACCGTAGTTAAAGAATTTGACAGTCTTACCGAATCTTGTCAATACAAGAGTAGCAATCTTATAACCTTCACCAAATTGACCAATAGTTTTATCGTCATCTCTTTTGGAAGAAGAACCCAAGAGCAATGTCTTAGGGTTCAGCACTGATTTCTTATTTCCAATTGATAACGATTGAGTGGTTTCATCATAATTGAAGAACATGTCATTCCCTTCAACTGTAGTTTCTTGGTCAAGAGCATTTTGGAATAACTCTCTGATACCATCAACCACTGTCCAATCAGGAACATAGTCTTTAGATAAACTCAATTCGTATTTTGACATTTATTTCTTCGCCTTCTTAGCTTTTGCGACTTTCAAAACTTCTACTTCTTTAGTTTCGATACATCCAGCTAAAACGGCAGGGTCTAATTTTCCATTGTATACAAGGTCTTCTACGACAGCTTGGTTTGGCTTTTCAACTGTTTCAATTGCATTGTCCAATCCAAGTTCCTTCAGCTTCACAAGAAGTTTAGCTTCGTTCATTGTCGTTCTTTGTTGAGTACTAAAATCTGCAACGATTCCGTCTGAATTGAATTCTTTTAATCCAGAAGTCCTCATTTCCAATTTAATTGATTTGTTCAAAGGCTCTTTGTCCTTCTTTGCAGTTTTTTCTGCTTGGTCGAAAGCGAAGTATTTCTTCACTTGCTCTCCTAAGGTTAATAAGTTTAATTCGTTTGCCATTGTTGTATTCCTCCCTTAAAGTTAATACAACTAATATATAAGAAAAGGCCCCCTTTTTTTAAGTGAGCCTTTAAGGGAATTATTATTCTACTGTAGTTGCTGCTTCTTCATCTTCTTTATCCTTGCGACGTTCTGCAATTTCTTTTCCACGTTCGCCCCATCTAGTTACACTGAACTCACTCATCTGACCGTAGCTGATATCATCACGGAAGGCAACTAGTTCAGGAATAACACTCTCTGCGAAATAGTACGTTTGTTTCTTATCAATGTCCCGACGGAAATCTGGAAGTTCTTTGCTTCTAGGATTAAGAGCAGCTTCTTTCCATTTATACCAGTTCTTAATTGTTTGAGCACTTCTGTCTATTTGCTTTGCCACTTCACCAATTGTTAAATAGTTAATCCCGTCAATATTCTTCATTTTAATTTCCTCCTATATGTATGAAAAGACTATCCCCTAAGAGATAAGTCTCTCCATCATTTGCTTCTTGTTCAATTTAGTTAAATTACCATCTACTAATGCTTCAGCCATATCGCCTTTTTCGATTATAATCTCTTCAATTTTTTCGTCTACGCTGTCTTTAACTACTATAGTTATAATATTAACAGTTCCCGTGGTTCCTATACGATGTGCTCTATCTTCAGCCTGTTCTGTATTTGCTAGGTTCCATGGTTTGTCGATAAAGATAACATTGCTAGCAGCGGTAAGCGTTAAACCTGTACCCATTGCACCAATTGTACCAATGATAACTTTGCATGATTTATCTTCTTGGAATTTGTTTACTTGGTCCATTCTATCTTTCGTATCTCCGTCAATGTATGCTGGATTATATTTAGCAAGACGTTGCTTAACTCGTTTGGTAACTTGTTTCCAATTTGAGAAGATAACGGCTTTCTGACCGTTTTCTACCATCTCTTCGATTAGTTCTTCCATTCTGTCTAATTTTGCACTTTCTAAAACGTTCTCAGTTAATATTTGAGGACAAGATGTTACCTGACGAAGTCTTGTGAGTTGTGCCAAAGGATTAGGGCTGAATTCGATATCATCTAAGCTGCTACGAAGTTCTGTGATAACCTCTTTATATAGTAGTTGCTGCTTACCTGTCATCTCGACATATTCAGTACTTCTAATCTTAGGTGGTAAGTTTAACACTTCATCTTTCTTGCGTCGTAGCATAGCCTTATCTAGGTTGGCACGAAGTTCGTTTAGGTTTTTATAACCGACAACTTCATATCCACCAAATCCACCCATCTCACAATATCTATTCTTGAACTGGAAGTAAGAATGCTTTTCAACTTCCAACCATTTCAAGACGTTGAACAAATCAAGTGGTTGGTTCATTAATGGTGTACCTGTCAATGCCATCTTGTAATCAGGTTGCAACTTGTGAATGGCTTTACCTTGTTGGCTTTGAGAGTTCTTAGCCTTGTGAATCTCGTCAATGATTACCATACCAATTTTTCCTGTTTTCGTAAGATGCTCGATTGTTGCAAGAAGTTCAGCTTGAGTAAGTTCTTGCTTGCTCATGTTCGCTTTCTTCTTCTTGGTAGACGATTGGCGGAAACTTTCAATGTTAGTGATTAAGAAGAAATCATCTAAATCACTTTGTAAATCATCTAATCTGTCTTGCATTGAACCCTCTGTTAATTTACCTTTGGTATTGATGTAAGAACCTAAGACGTGAGAAGTTTCATTAGAATGCGTTTCAATTTCTTTTACCCAGTTCCATTTGACAGAGTTGACACCACAAACGATAAGGCAATGTTTGAATTGGTCTTTTCTAGAAACAGCAATATCGATAGCTTGCTTTGTTTTTCCTAAACCTTGTTCATCTCCGAGAAGGAATTTCTTATTCTTCATTGCATAAGCAAATGCTTCTTTTTGATGCGGGAAAGGGGTAGTTTTAAAGTCGAAGTCGTTTGTATCAACTTCTGGTGCATCGAAAGTGACTCTAGGTTCTACAACCTCACCTGACACCTTGGTTTCCACTTTACCTTTTAAGTTAATCTGGAAACCCGCGAATGTTGAAATCAAGTTGTTTATTTCTGAAACAGGTACTTCCCACTTCCTGCTTGAAGGGATGTAGTATCTCGTTTCTAGTGACTTGACTGCCGCTACTGCTTCCATGCTATAATCGAAGCTGACGAACAGTGACTCTTCACCTGACTTGATTCTATCTGATTTGCCTACTGCTATATTTACGACTCTCTCTGGAGAGGACAAGGTTTGTAAGTTTGAAAGGTTTAGCATGTTGGTACCTCCTAAATT